TATGTTTGTTATCTTTCCTTGACCCTTGAAGAATGAACATCCAACTTCACCAATTGTTCGGTAAAGTGCTCGGTTGCCCAAAGTTCCGACACCAAATGGATTTCCGTTTGCGATACCATCTTCAAAGTATTGAGTTGGTTTCATAACAGATAGCCACAAATGGTCTGTATCAAGGAAAAGCATATCACTTAGTTTGGATGAAGCCGCACCAGTAGCGGTCATATCCTTAACAGGAATCAAAGGAATATCGTAGTATGTTGCCACACGGAATCCGATTTCTTGTCCTTTTGTTCCACGAACACCATTAACTGTCGGGACAATTTCCTTTCTATCCATAAATCGCTCTTGGCTTTGCAATAGGTCAGCCAATGCTTGAATAGTGTCATATCCAGTAAGGATAACCTTTGGAGAGCCACCTGCAAGTCGCAAGTTACGAATCATGTTATTTAGGAGAGTTAAAGTCAATTGACGAACATTTCCAGCAGTATAATCAGTTCCGAAATCAACTTCTGCATCAAGGAAAGAAGCGGCAGTAAATCGCTCACTACCGTAAATTTTTCCTAAATTGTTAGAAGCACTAGTAGTATCAGTTGCGAGGACTCCACCATCAATTAGGAGTAATTCTGCTCTTGATGTAATAACCTTCAACAATGATGAATAATTGTTACCAATGTTAGGCATAGCGGCAACTTCACCGTAATGTTCTAATGGCATAACTAGCATCTTGTTTTGAACTTCAGCGTGGTGCTTACCCATATCTTCACGCATTTGCGCTCGAATATCGCCAATTCCATCATCAATCTGTGCCATTTCCATAGCAAGTTCGCTGAAATCGAATTGATGTGCAACGACCTTTGGACTCATGTTTAATTGAGCATAGGTTGGAGCAATTGGGCCTAATCCATCTTGTGCAGTTGAAAGGGCCGCATTCTCAGGAACACCACCAATCATATCTGCTCTTGGAGAATCGGAACCTAATTCAGCAAGGTTTTCTGTTCCGCTTGCATCAACAGTGAATAAGTTTCCACTTCCACCAGCAGGTCGGCTCTTAAGAACTCGCCATCCACTCGAAGAGTAAGGTCGCTTTGCAATCATTGATAGTGCGTTCACTTCTCGGTTTAGCATAGACCAAACCTTTTGTCCATAAACGATGTTGTATAATGCGGAAACATCACCAACGGCTGAACCGGACAATGCCGGAGAACCGTCGTGGCCGGTATGAATACCGCCAATCATACCTGCTTGCTTCAAAAGAGCATTACCAGCAGGTAAATTGTTAATTCCGTATGTTTGTGCTTCTAAATCTCGTATTGTGTTAATATATCCTGTCATCTTAAATCACCTTCAAATGTTGTTCACCATCTTATGAATGTCGGACCAATCCATTTCTGCAAGGTCGTTCATTGATGGGAGGGTAATAGTTGATTCTTGTTGAGCCTTAATGATTGAATCCTTCTCGGCTGTCAAAGACTTTCGCAATTGAGTAAATTCTTCCTTAAGAGAGGAAATTTCACTTGCAGCGTCATATTGTGACTTTGCGAGAATGTTCTCACGGTTGTTTCGTTCCGAAGCAAATCGGGACTCAAAAGACTTTCGGAGGTTATCGTAAGCAAGTGCTTCGAGTTGTTCCTCACGGAAAGCGGCATAAGCCTTTTCAATGTTTGAATTGCTCAAATCAAGAGAATCAAATTCATTGTTGTCGAATGCCTTAACTACCGGCATATCCGAAGAAGTCGGCTTACCGTTGTTAATCACGATTCGGTCAGCAGGTTCGCCAATTTGGTTTCCTGCGCCATCAAGAGTACGAAGGTATGCTTTATCTGCTCCTTCATAAGAAGAGTATTCCGACATTTCTTCATCATCAGCCATTTCCATGTCTTCTTCTTCATCAGCCATTTCAGAATAACTTCTTTCCATGTCATCTTTAGGCATTCGTGGATTATCCATCATTTCTGCTGCTTCCATATTATCGTCTTTTTCTTCTTCCTTACGAAGCATATTAACTTCTTCGAGAAGAGTATCTAACTCGCTCAGTGCTTTTTCTAATTTTTCGCTCATTTTTTCACTTCCTATATCTTGTTTTAAAATATCGAATTTCGCTTCGGGGTTAATGCCTTTTTCACAGATTGTCACTTCATGGAGTTCTAACTTACTAATTTCGTTATATTCCCCTAATTCGTTGTGGCTTTTCTTTACTTTTTGTAATGCCTGTCCACCAATACTAAATGACCTTAATGACCCTTTGCGAATGTTTCTTCCTACTTCTTTTGCTTTTTCAATGTCGTCTCTTAATTTAATTACAACAAAGAATCCAACATCATCAACTTCGGATTTCCATAATTTTCCGTTTTTATCTCTATATGAATCTACAACTTCACCGACTTGAACATTTGAGTGGTTAGTCATTACATTTCTAAACTTTGAGTCTTCCATAAACTTTTTTACTGATTCTTGTAATGCTTTTAAGGTAATCAAATCGTTTTGTTTATCCACGATTTCAATGCTTGCATATCCTCCAATCATCAAGTCGTCACTGCCCTTTAGAATGGTGAAATCATCATTCCTTGTTGCCATAACGCTTGTAGCCATGTTCCTCAAACGCTCCTACTCACTTTGAGTATATAATAGACTCGCACTATTTCTTAGGAAGGGGCAATTTGTTATGCCTATCCTCATAGATATTCCATAAACCACTATCACTATCTTCATCAGCAGGTGATTGTTTATAACCAGACCATGCTAACCACATTTCTTCACCATCTACTTTAATCATTCTTATATTGAATTTAGTTTCAAACTTATTTCCTTCTAAGAAATACTCATGGAAGCCGTGTTTTTGTACTCCTAATCGAATTTTACCTTCATCAATAATTTTTTTCTTTGATGTATTATTAGCGACCATAGCGGGGAACTTACCTGCTTTACCAAACAACTCAAATATATCATTTGATTTTTCTAAATCAATAAGCCAATTGATTGTTTCATCTTTTAGTTTAATAATTAGATTTAAGTTATCGTCATTCCTTAAGTATAATTTAAATTCACCCTGTCTATATTCCTTTGGTGTTTTATATTCCTTAAGAATATCGCTTTCTTGCATTATCTTATCATCTTCAGCATAAAGTTTCTTAGTCTTCTCATCATAAGAAATGCCATCTCTTTGTTTCATCCAATCCTTAAGTTTATCAAATTTACTTTCAAGAATGTCTTCGTATAAATCTTTATGGTTTTTAACTAAATGATTATGTAGTTCTTTAATTGTTTTTGGTCCGGTTGTTTTCATGTGTTGAAAACCAGCAACAGTCAATCGAGATTGCTTAGTTTTCATAATTTCTTCCGCTTGTGTTTTCCAAAGGTCTAAATCAACTAATGCGTTCTTAGCCATAAGATTATCTTCTTCAAAACCATAGATAGTAAATCCATCCATATCTCCTTTAATTAATATTGAAGCCTCACCGTGAATATGGTCTGTGATTTGAATACCTTTTTCTAATGCCTCAACCTTGTAATTTAATGCCTTTTTCTCATCACCTGCTAACAGTTCAAGAGTAATCACTTTGTCGGGGTGTTGTGCTTCAGGTATCTCAATGACCTTAGCAGAATTGACAATAAAGCGTTCCCCATCTTTCTTTACGCTGTCTATTTTGACCCGTACTATGCTTCCTAAGTCAGCAGATATTTTGGTGTTAAGAGCCTTTCCAACAACCATATATGTTTTACCTTCCATATCTTGATAGTTCTTACCTTCACCTTCTATTGGTCCTGCTCCTAATGTATAAGAATAATTGCCATTAGATGATTTTTTATCCAATACTTTTAAATCTAAATCAACAAAATTCTTCCACTTAATCCATTTAGGATTCTTTTTTGTTCCAACATAATAAGTTGAAGTTGAATCTTTGATAACAACTCCTTCTGCGGTTGGCATATCCATAATAGCCTTCGAGTATTCTTCTATGTCTTTGATTGAATCTGCTAAACGAGTATCTTTCTTTGATGGGAAAGTAAGCATCTCACTAGAATGAATAGAATAATTATTAAACATTAATTGCATTCTTTGGTCTAGTCTGTCTTCAAGTAATGACTTCTCATTATGTCTTAATAAATCAAACATATGCATTTTTAATTTTCCTTCTGTATCTTCTTTATCAAAGAGATGAGAAATTGTTTTTGCTCTATTTTGTGCTTCATCCCCATTAAAAAGAATCAAAGAGCCATCTAATATACAATCTCCGAAATGTTTCTTTTCCATTTCTTTAACTTGTTCTTTACATTTAGAAGTAATTTCTTTTTTATCGAAGGTATAAATTTTTATTTTTTTATCAATTTTATGCAATTGTATTCTTAAACCATCGTATTTTTCTTGAACATAATATTCTCCACTGAATCCCTTAAGTTCATTCATATCTTCAATATCGAAAATTCTATACATTGGTTTATTAGGAATAATAAAATCACTTTGGGCTTTTTCTTCTGTGGATTTTTCTTCTTTTGATTTCTTAACGGGTAAGCCTTCTATTTCCTCAAGTTCTTCCCAATTATCTTTATCATTCTTTGATAAGAAAATTAATTCTAATATGGACATGGCTGCCTTTACTTTAGATTTAACTTTGTTTGAGTCTTTTCCATCACCATAATGCTCGATAATATAGAGGTCTATGTCGTCCACTTCTAGGTCAAGTCCCTCAAGACCCCCCGTAATATCGTCGGGTTCTATGTCTTTAACCGAGTAAATATCAGGAGATAGTGCTTTATCATCTGCCCTTATAGCATAGTGCAAAAATTTAACCATATTTCCTGTTGAGGATAGTAATGCTTCAAGAACATTACCTTTAAACTTTTTAGCAAAGGGGTCGTCTATTGATTCAGACGAATAGCGTAATGATTTAATACCTTCAAATATTTTTTCTGCATTTTGGGATTGAGGGTCTTTCACATCATCTGCTTCTAAATCTGAATTATCAATAAAGTTTTTTAATTCATTAGACAGTGCATTAGAATCTTCATAACTCTCAATTAAATTATTAATAGCACTTCTCCATTTAGAACCGTACTCCTTTGGGTCGGTTCTTGCAGAAAGATAAGCCACTCTTACTTTCTCAAATAAACGAATAATTTCATCCGAAGAGGACTTATCCTTTTCTAAAAGGTAAGCCATTTAAATCACTCAAAATTTTTATCTTCGCCATATTTAGCACTATAATTTGATAAATACTTACTATCTGCTCTATCAAACCCGTGTTTTCCGCCCTTTCCGTATTTTGCAGCATCCATCAATTCTTCATCTATTGTATCTATTTCCTTAAGTGACCTTTTTATAAGATGTTTTATATCAGCGATATTATCTGTGTCCATCCCTTTCTCTAACATTTGATGAATATTCTTTAGAGCCACTCTAAAGTTATGGGAGGGAGCACTAGAAAGAACTCTACCCTTTCTTGGCGGTCCTGAGAATGTTGCTTTCTTTAATTTATTCGTGAAAACTTCTCCACCTGCATTAGCATTTTCTTTATCTTGAGTAATACCATGCTTACTTGCTTGGGCCTTTGGTCGCTTAATTTTTTCAACAGTAGGCATTTCATCCTTTGTTAATCCATCACGAAGGGCTTTAACTTCTCTTGCTTTTTGAATAGTTAATTCAATTATTTTTTCTTCTCTTGTCACTTTTTCTGGCATATCATTGACCCCCTACCTTTTGAACCATTTTGTGAATATCCGACCAATCCATGCTTCCAACATCACCAACTGATGAAGCACCAACTCCACCGTTATTCATCTTTGGACTCGGACTTTCAGCAACAACTAAGCCGGACTTCATCAATAAGTTATCTTGATGATAAACAGTCCTTTCTAAGTTCTCAAT